GAACGGCGGTGACCGGTTTTTTGCTGCCGAAGTCGGCCAAGGAGGAAAACTTCCAGACCGAGTCGAGCACGCCATCGCAGACGTTGCAGTAATTTTTCACTGGCCCCCAGAGGTGATGTACGCCATGGGGGTCGCAGAGCTGATGGAATGGCGCGAGCGCGCCTACGAACGTAGCGGATCCGACGAATGAGCACACCCCGTAACCTCAGGCTGGAAGTCGTGCTGCAGGCCGTCGACCGCATGACGCGTCCATTTCGCGCCATCATGGGCAGCAGTTCCGATCTAGCCAAGGCCGTCAAGGCCACCCGCGACCAGCTCAAGGATCTGAACCGGGCACAGGCCAACATCGACAGCTTCCGAAAACTGTCCAAAGACGCCGCGATCACCGAGAACCAGCTGGGCGGCACGCAGGCACGTGTGAAGGCCCTGGCACAGGAGATCGCGGCGGCCGACAAGCCCACTGCGGCCATGGCGCGGGCATTCCAGACGGCGGTGCGGGAAGCCCAGGCGCTCAAACAGCGCGGCGGCGAGCTGCAGCAGAACCTTGCCGCAGTGCGCGGCCGGCTCGATGCCGCCGGCATCAGCACGACAAGCCTCGGCCAAGCGCAGCGCGACCTCCGCAACCGCATCGACACCACCTCGCAGGCACTGGCGCAGCAGCAGGCGCAGCTCCGTGCAGTGGGGGAACGCCACCGGCTAATGGCGGCCGCACAGTCGCAGTACCAGAAGGGGATGGCCACCCGGAATGCCATGCTCAATGCCGGCGCGTCCACGGCGGCCGCCGGCGGCATTGTGCTGACGCCCATCGCCAAGGCCGTCAAGGATTACGTCACGTTCGAAGACGCCATGCTCGGCATCGCCAGGCAAGTGGACGGCGCGCGGGATCCCAGCGGCAAGCTGACGGACATCTACTACGACATGGCGCGGCAGATCCGGCAGCTTGGCAAAGAGCTGCCGATCCCCACGGCGCAGATCGCAGAGATGGTGACGGCCGGCGCACGCATGGAGGTGCCCCGTAACGAGCTGATCGAGTACACCCGCACTGTGGCGATGATGGCCACCGCATTTGACGCGGTGCCGGATGAGATCGCCGAGAGCATGGGCAAGGTCGCCAAAAACTTCCGAATCCCGACCAACGCCATCATGGGGCTGGCTGACACGATCAACTATCTGGACGACAACGCGATCAGCAAAGGCAATGACATCATCAACGTCATGAACCGCATCTCTGGCGTCGTGTCGGGAGTGGCCATGCCGGTGAAGGATGCCGCCGCGCTCGCCTCCACGCTGCTGACGCTGGGCGAGCGTACCGAGACGGCCGGCACCGCCATCAACGCCATCGTCCAGAAGTTCGCCGCTGCCGAGAAGGGCACCAAGAAGTTCCACGCCGCCGTGTCGGAAATCGGGCTGACCACGTCTGAAATCCAAAAGGGCATGGCCACGAACGCCACGGGCACGCTGTTCAAGGTGATCGAGGCCGTGCGCAAGCTGCCTGCCGACAAGCGCATTGGCGTCATGGTCGAGCTGGTAGGTATGGAGCACTCGGACACGCTTGCAAAGCTGGTCGACAAGCCCGAAGAGTTCGACCGCCAGCTGAAGCTGGCCAACGGCTCGAAGGCCGAGGGCTCGATGTCCCGCGAGTTTTCTGCGCGCCAAGACACCATCTCTGCACGCTGGCAGCGCCTGCAAAACCAGATCTTCAACACCAGTAGTGCCGGCGGCGAAGTCCTGCGCTCGACGCTGGTCGACCTGATGAACACGGTGGGCCGCCTGGTCGACCGCTTCAATGCGTTCGCGGAGGCGCATCCGCAGCTGGTCGGCTGGCTCATCAAGGGCGCTGCTGCGGTCGGTGTGCTGCTGACGGTGATGGGCGGCCTGACGCTGGCACTGGCTGCCGCATTTGGTCCTATGGTGATTGCGCGCTACGGCATGGCGATGCTGGGCATCCAGTTCGGTGGTGGCGTGGGCATCGTTGCGCGGCTGGCCGGGGCTTTCAACTTCCTGATGACGGTCTTCAGTTTCGTGGGGCGGGTGTTCCTGCTGAATCCCATTGGGCTGGCTGTGACTGCCATTGGCGTGGCGGCGTTCCTGCTCATCAAGTATTGGGATCCCATCCGCAATTTCTTCACCGGCCTGTGGGCGCAGGTGACTACGGCGTTTCAGGGCGGGCTGGGCGGCATCCTGTCGCTGATCGCCAACTGGTCGCTGATGGGCGCGCTCTACAACATCGTCGCGCCCGTGCTGCGCTGGTTCGGCTTCGACCTGCCGGAGAAATTCAGCGAGTTCGGCGCGAACCTACTGCAGGGGCTGGTGAACGGCATCACGAGCCGTGTGGGCGCCGTGCGCGAGGCCATCGTGTCCGTGGGCGACAGTGTGGTGGGCTGGTTCAAGGAGAAGCTCGGCATCCACTCGCCAAGCCGCGTGTTTGCTGACCTGGGCGGCTACACCATGAGCGGGCTGGAACAGGGTCTCGCGCAGAACCAGCGCGGCCCGCTCGATGTGGTGTCCAAGGTGGCCAGCTCCATGGCAGGGATCGGTGCCGGCATCGCCATTGACACCGGATCGGCTGCAGCCGGCATCAGCATCGACAACCGTCCGCCCATCTCGGCCGCATCTCGTACGGGCGCTGCCGCAATTCCTGTAGCGTCCACGCCAGTCGTCATCAACATTCACCCGCCCGCCGGCGCAGACGAGCAACTGATCGCCCGCCTGGTGGCCGAGAAGATCGAGCGGCTGGAGGCACAGAAGAGCGCACGCTCCCGGTCGCGGCTTACCGACAAGGATTGACCCATGATGATGGCTCTCGGGTTGTTCGTCTTCGCACTGGAGACGGCGCCCTATCAGGAATTCCAGCAGCAGATCGGCTGGCGCCACCCGTCGAACAACCGGGTGGGCCAGCGCCCCTCACGGCAGTTCACCGGGCCAGATGACGAGACGGTGACGCTTTCCGGCGTATTGCTGCCGGAAATCAGCGGCGGCGACAACACTATCGAGGTGCTGCGCATGATGGGCAATCTCGGGCTGTCCTATGTGCTGATCGAAGGCACAGGACACTACTACGGCATGTTCGAGATTGATTCGCTTGCGGTGACCCGTACCCTTTTCTTCAAGGATGGCAAAGCACGCCGCATCGAGTTCTCGCTAAAGCTGACGCGCGTGGATAGCAAGCTCGAACAGATCATCGGCGAGGCCGTCATGAACCTTGCCAGCAGCGTCGCTTCCAGCATTCTCTGAACGCCATGGAACTATCTACCGTATTGGAGTCCATCGTCACCAAGGCCGCGGTGCCGGTGTATCGTCTGCGGCAAGGCACCAAGGACATCACCAACCGCTTTGCCGGCCGCCTCATTTCGCTGACCCTCACCGACAACCGCGGCTTCGAAGCCGACCAACTCGATATCGAGCTGGACGATGCGGACGGCATGCTTGCTCTGCCTGACAAGGGCACCATGCTGTCGCTCGGGATCGGCTGGGCGGACACGGGCGTGGTCGACAAGGGCCAGTACAAGGTGGACGAGCTGGAGCACTCGGGCCCGCCCGACCGCCTGACCATCCGTGCTCGCAGCGTCGACCTGTCTGGCGGCATGACCACCCGCAAGGAACGCTCGTTCCGGGGCCAGACCATCGGCGCCATCGTTGGCGGCATCGCGGCGAAGAACGCTCTGGCGTCCGTGGTTGCGCCCACGCTGCTCGGACTTGTCATCGACCACATCGACCAGACCGGCGAATCGGATGCCAACTTCCTGACCCGCCTGGCGAAGGACCACGACGCCATCGCCACGGTGAAGGCCGGGAAGCTGCTGTTCATCAAGACGGGGGATGCCAAGAGCGCCACCGGGATCAAGCTGCCCACGGTTGAACTCACGCGGGCCAGCGGCGACACCCACAGCTTCCTGATCGCCGACCGGGAGAACTACAACGGCGTGAAGGCGTACTACCAGGACGCGCGGCGCGCGGTGAAGGGCGACGTGGTGATCGACGCGTCCAACGCGGTGAAGGTGGTCACCAAGCCGGCGCCGACGAAGAAGCGCAAGAAGGGGCAGAAGAAGACGGTGGCCGATGTGATGGCCAACCCCAACCCCGACAACGTGAAGGTGTTGCGCCACACCTATGCGTCGAAGACGAATGCCGAGCGTGCGGCGCGTGCCGAATGGCAGCGTATCCAGCGTGGCGTTGCATCGTTCCGCATGACGCTCGCACGCGGCCGGCCGGAGCTGTTTCCCGAGCTGCCCGCCGTGGTGCGCGGGTGGAAGCCGCAGATCGACAGTACGCGCTGGATCATCACCCGCGTCACGCACAACCTATCGGACCACGGCTACACCACGACGCTGGAGCTGGAGATCAAGCCGACCGAGCTGACCGACAACGGCTAGACACGCAATGTTGTTGTGGGTGCAGTATCGACAACACGTAGGGAATGCGCGCCTCGCGCGCGCACGGCATCATGGTCTGGCTCCATGACGTATGACGCGCGCATCGCGCATCGGAAGGAATGGGGGGCCTCGCAAGGGGCGCGCCGGTTAGTTACCGGCACCGGAGAAAAAGACGCGGCGACGTGGTCGATGTTGGAGCACCGGCCCCGCCCCGTCCCAGCAGACGCAGCCTGCCAGTTCGGCCAGGGCCGCGCCACCTCGCGAGGCGCCGGCATCCTAGCACATCGCTGGAAGAGCAAAGAAATGCAGGAAATCCGCTGCGGCAGCTGCAACCGTAAGCTTGGCATGGGCGAATATGTTCGCCTGGCCATCAAGTGCCCACGATGCGGCACGATGAACCAACTGAGGGCCGAGCGCCCCGCACCAGAAAGCCCGCGAGCTTCGTGTACTGGAGATGCCATCCATGAACCCGACCGCCAACGCGCCGGCCCAACTCGACCACCTCTATCGCAGCAACGCGCTAGACATGCTGCGCGGCCTGCCTGACAAGTCCGTCGACCTGTTCTTCACGGATCCGCCCTATTCGTCGGGCGGCCTGCATGCCAACACGCGTGCGCAGGCGCCCGGCGCAAAATACATCGGCCGCGACGTGAAGACCGTCTATCCCGAGTTCCACCACGACAACAAGGATCAACGCTCTTGGACGTTCTGGTGCATGAGCTGGCTGGGCGAGGCGTTCCGGGCCACGAAGGACAGCGGCCAGCTCGTCTGCTTCGTGGACTGGCGCCAGTTGCCGAGCCTGACCGATGCCATTCAGGGCGCTGGCTTCATCTGGCGCAGCATCGCGGTGTGGGACAAGATGTCCGGCGGCGCACGGCCTCGCCTGGGTGGATTCTCACAACAGGCGGAATTCATGGTGTGGGCGACAAAGGGATCGGTGCCCACCGACCATAAGGTGCATCTGCCGGGGGTGTTTTCCGAACGGTTGCCTCGACCCAAGCGGCATATGACCGAGAAGCCGATGGGACTGGCGCGAGAAGTGGTGCGCCTAGTGCCGCCGGGGAGCGTGGTGTGCGACCCGTTCGCCGGGTGTGGTACCTTCCTCGTGGCCGCGAAAGAAGCCGGCCACCGGTGGCTCGGCTGCGAGCTTGAACCCGCCTATCACGAAGCGGCGAACAATCGCCTCACTGCGGCACTGCCATTGGCCGCCTGATTGGGGCCCGAGGTCAGCGTTCAATTACGCCGCTTGCATGCGACGGCCGGATTCAGTTGAACCATAGGCCACTGTCGGCACGGCCGTCGCAACGGCAGTACATGAAACGCTGCTTGGCGTACGTCCTCATGCCCGCAAGCCAGGCCGGCCGAGCTATGCCCGATCTGACGGCCAACTTGCGCTGCGGGAAGCAGACGCTGCAAGAACCGCACGACCCGTGCTGGGCTCTTTCTCGAGCTCGCAATCCTATGCGGGCACCAGCTTCTGGTACTTCGCGATGAGCGCCTTCCGCTTCGGCCCTCCGCCCTTCTGAGTTCGCCGCTCGAAGTATCCGTCCACCACTAAATCCAGAGTTACGCGGGCTGCTCCTGTTGACAAATAGCGTCCCTTTTTCCCCGCCCTTCCAACAAGTGGGGGATCCTCTGCCTCCAACTGCAGAAAAGCCTCATGCCCGCGATCCAGCAGGTGGCTGAGTTGATCCAGCGATTTGATGTCAGAGCGTTGGAGCTCCGCTATCAAAGGCTCCACAGCTTCGATTTTCGTGGTGCGGTCCGGGTACCTCTTTTTCAGGAAGGCATACAGGGTCTCGACATTAATTTCCGATGGCAACGAAGTGCTTTTAGTATCGACGGCTACCTGCAGTTCGCTCCGTAGTTCTTGGGCTCGCCTGTATATCTCTGCAAATTGCGTGTCGGCGACAAAGTAAAGACCGCTGAGCGCATAGAAGTCCTTCAGCAGATTTTTTGGAACCCCGGCGTCTGATTTATAGTCAAGATGGTGTGAAACCGCTGCCCAAGCGTCCATGCCAATGGTGCGTACTTGTACCTCAAATGGCATTTTCTTAATGTGATCGTATCTCGGTCCTCGAAGCTCTTCTGATAGCTGACAAATGTAGTGATCGGAGAGATATCCGAAATGGTCAACGTCGCTCCGCTCTGTTTTTCGATCCTCTTCCAAGACCTCAAAAGCTTGCGAAAGTAGCTTTCCAACGTCCGCCAACTGACTACGAAACAGACATACGACCCTCAGACCAACGATATCCCTGATTGAGTCGAGCACAGCATCGTCCGAACGAGGCTCGGAAAGCGTTGATTCGACACCAGCACTTCCGCTCTGACGCTCCAATTTCCCCAACACTGACTCCAGAGTTTTTACTCTTGAGGAAATGACATGGACTTTGATATCGGCTGCATCTAGCACCGATGTGAGACTATGCAAGGATTCGGTCTTCAGTTCGCCGAAACGGCTAAGACGAGTGTTGTAGACACGCTCTACCGATTCCATATGTGATTCTATTAATTGGATTCTCTTTTCCATATTGCCCCGTTGTCCGTTTGCTCACCGCGTCCATTTCCAAGCGCCCCGAAATTACGGGCGGGAACCCAGTACAGATAGGGCTGTGCACCACCAGCATCGTAGACACATTCGTAAGCGTCTCGTGTGCCCATATTTGAAACGGCACCAACTGAGAAATCCTTGCCTTCCCAGCGGCAGTGCAAGGGCGGCTCTTCCTTCGATATCGCACTGGTGATCAGTGCCATGATGCCAGTCGCCACGACTGTGCAGACGGGCACAACCCATCGGCGTGGGCCCGTCAACCAACGCTTAAAGCCACCGGCCGTAGTGCCGCCGTAGTCTTCAAGCAGGATGCGATATACGGCGTCTGGCTCGATACCTTCCGCGGCCGCTACGTCTTCCACCCGCCTGGCAAAACAGACGCGCTCGCGCATCGACAACTGCTGCTCCGCTACTTGCGTGTTCAGTGTCACGTTATTGACCTGATGAAACGTTTGTGGCGCTGTAAAGGTGGCACTCCCGCCAATGACCTGACCGACTTCCCCGTCGAACTTAAAACGCGTTTCCATGCTCGTTGTGAGACGGTCGCGCCGGATCGGATTTGCGTGCCTCTACGCCACCGTCACCTTGTGGTTATTGCGATAGAGACGGTATTCAACGGCAGTACAGCGGCGGCTGTAATTGCCACGTGAGGGGTATTGCGCCGGCGGGAGAGGGTTCACTCAGCCTTGGCCTTGCGCTTTGGCTTGCCGCTGACTTTGATCGTGAGGGCTTCGTTCTGGTGATAGTCGCCCTGGTTGACGCTGCCGACCCCGCCTTTGAAGACCATTTCCGTGCGGTGCTTTGTCGCGGCCTCTGGTTGCATACCGCCGATCAGCGCCAACACGCCAGCACGACCTCGTTCATCAAGTTTGCGATAGCCCGCGAGCACCATCTCCTCGTCCGGCTTCATTGCGCCACCGGAGCGCTGACCCGTTACCACGTACTGCACATCCAGTCCGTGCAGCGCGGCATCGGCAAAGAACGACGCGCGTGGCTCGCTCTTTCCTGATTCGTAGTCGCAATAGGTTCGGAACGCGACGCCGCCCTTTTTAGCCATCTCCGTTTGAGTGAGGCCAAGACGATCTCGTTCCTCCACCAGACGCGTGTGGATATGCATATTTCCGCTAACTGTTATTGACACATTGCAGATTTCTGCAATAATGCGTTTGTGCAACGCTAACTCACACAAGTATATCCGCCATGACCCAAGCCAAAACGCCCCGGACCCGCTCCCCTCGAGGCGTGCTCAGCGACAAGCCGGTATGCGTTCGCCTGCTCCCCGCAGAGCGGAAGAAGCTGGAACAGCTCGCCGTCAAGGAGAACCGTTCCGTGTCGAGCCTGGCCCGTCTGGTGCTGCTTGAGGGCCTTGCCGTCTACGAGAGCCGCTCGTCCTGAGCGTCGTCACCAACATTTCAATCGAGGACCGTATGTATCCCGATCCGAAACGAGTGCGCGACAACCGCATGGTGCTGCGCTTCAACGACTACGAGTTCGACCTCATCACAGCCCTGGCCAACTACCAGGGCGAGCAACCCGCCACCCTGCTGCGCCAGATCATCTTCCGCGAAGCCGAAGAGGTTCTGTCGCTTGGTTCGAATGTAGAGGCGCGTAGCGCCTGAACAAAGTCACTTTTGAGCTGCCGAGAAGATGCCGGACATCGAAATCCAACTGACCGAGCAACTGGAGGCAGTGCTGGAAGACATTCGCCAGCAGCAAGGACTGGCGACGCTAGAACAGGCCGCTGAATGGCTGGCCAAGTCCCGAATCAGGCGCACCGCAGAGCGCATGACGGGCAAACGCCGTGCTTTTAAATTGGTTGTACCTCCGGGGAAATCGCTGTGAAACTGACCTGCCCACATTGCGAATCGCGCATGAAGATCCGCACCAGCCGCGTGGTGTCGCTGCTCTCGAAAGAAAGCTACTGGCAATGCCCCAACGTTGACTGCGCCTATACCTGCAAGGCCATCACGTCTGTCATCACGACCATCGCGCCCAGCATGAAGCCGGACCCCAAAGCGTATCTGCCTGTCAGCCGCCCCCGTGGCGTAGCTGTGGACGACAGGCAGTTGGACCTGCTGAAGACCTGATCTAGGTCTCCCGCCCCTACCCCTGCTGATTCATACCGACGCGCCTCGTTTCCGGGGCGTGCGGGATTCCTTTTGCCCGAAGATTCATGAACCCAACCCGTAGCGACAACACGGATGCCATCCTGCGCGAGGCGGCCACACGTCTGCTCCGTGACTACAGCTTCAAATCGAAGCGTGGCGGCGAGAAGCTGGAGAACGGCGTATGCCCCTCCTGCGGCAAGAAGACGCTGTGGGCCTATGGCGAAGCGCCGTGGGTCGTGCGCTGCAACCGCCTGAACCACTGCGGTGCCGAGCTGCACATCAAGGATCTGTACCCCGATCTTTTCGAGAGCTGGTCCGACCGCTTCCAGCCGACACCGGAAGACCCGAAGGCCTCGGTGAACGCGTATATGCGCGACGCCCGAGGCTTCGACCTCGCCAAGGTGCGCGACTGGTACACGCAGGAGAGCTACTACAGCCACGAGCTGAAGATCGGCAGCGCCACCGTGCGCTTCCAGCTCGCACCAGGCGTCTATTGGGAACGCATCATCGACCAGGCGCACCGCTTCGGTGACCGCAAGGCTACCTTTCACGGTAGCTATGGTGGGATGTGGTGGCAGCCGCCCGGCAGCACGTTCACCGACGTCCAGGAGCTTTGGATTGTTGAAGGCATCTTCGACAACATCGCCCTCCTGCATCACGGCATCGCCGCTGCATCGGCCATGTCCTGCAACAACTATCCCGGCCTCGCGCTGCGCGGACTGGCTGAGCAATGCGCCGCCAACGGCAAGGACCGGCCAAAGCTGGTGTGGGCGCTCGATGGCGACAAGGCCGGCATCCGTTATGGCAAGCAATGGCTCAAGCGTAGCCGCGAGGAAGGTTGGGAAGCCTCCATTGCCGTACCGAAACAGGTGGGCGCCAAGAAGCGCGACTGGAACGACCTGCACCAGCTCGGCAAGCTGACTGACCACGATCTGGGCGAATACCGCTACCTGGGCGACCTGATCGCGGCGCCGACGCCGGCCGAGAAGGCACGCCTGATCTATGGACGCACCAGCATGAGCCAGTTTGCTTTTGACTTCGACAGCAAGCTGTACTGGTTCAAGGTGGATCTGGATGCGCTAACGAAAGAAATGGACGCGGTGCGGCATGCGCACCCCGACATGGACGAAGGCGACATCCGCGATG